CAGAACCTAAAGAAAACGTATCCCCAGAACTACCCAGGGTTACTGTGCCGTTGTCCGCGATTGGTTCTATATTTGTTGTTTTAATTGTTCCCATAATATTATGTTCCTATCCTGTATGCACCGAAACCAGTTCTAACTATTGTACTAGAACCCATAAATCTTGCATCATTTGGAGATGTAGTATCTACCATTCCATATAATTCTATATAATCTGAAGTACCATTCATATCTACAGTTACAACAAGACTTCTTCCTATTCCATTAACTGGTCTAGCATCTACGACATGAACATTTGACTTAGCTATTTCCGAACCATTTTTATATAAATACAAATCAACTCTTAAAGTAGTTCCTGTACCCGCACCATCTCCATCAAGCATAGCATAAACATAATATTTACCAGCAGTAGTTGGAGTAAATCTATAATTAGTTGAGTTATCATAACAATTATTACTATCAAAAAGTTCACTATTAATTTGTATTTTTGTAGTTGCACCTCTTGTAGGAGTTTGGTTTGCACTTAATTGTGCAAAAAAAGCTGGATATAGAAAACTTGGTTTAGCTCCTGTTGCAGTAGTAATCGTATCCCCAGAACTGCCTATCTCTAAAGTAGTTCCTGATTGTGGGTCTATTTTATCTACAAATAATGTTGCCATATTATACTACCGTTAATGTCCCGTTTACTGTGACTGTTGCTGTAAAAGATACTGGACCACATAACATCATGTTGTCCGTTGCAGCAACTGTGATTGTTTCTGAAACTGTTGCTAGGTTTTTATATCCACCATTGATTGCAGAAATCATTCCTGCTTGAATACTGTTTTGACCAGGGTTAATGCTACCTGTAGATTTACCTTGAAAGACTACATAGATGTTTGCTGTGCCTGATGGTGGGGCTTCTGTGAAAGCTAAAGTTGTACCACCTGATATTGAGTAAGCGGAAAATGGATCTTGTCTAACGTTTCCAACATATACTTCTGCTTCTGCAGTATTTGAAACACTTTGACTTAATGTAAAATTTACAGTTGATCCATCACCATTGAACTGTTGAGAGTTCATGGTATTTAAATTTTGTTTTGGAGCGTTTCCTAAATAAGCCATGATTCCTCCTACGTACTTATTGCATCTATAAATGAAGCCCAAACATCTAAACTAGAAGCAGTGTCAGACTGCACTTTTAGAACATCACTTGATTTCATTACTATTCTTGATCCTCCATCAATCAATTCTAAAGATCCGCCACTAACTATTGGACAGTTTTTAATTATGTAATAATCATTTGATCCGTCATTAATAAATACATCCACATTAATTGTAGATGTAGTTGTGTTTGCACAACGAATAGAAATGATTGCATCATCTGAATTACTAGTATGCACCGTTGCTGCAGATGTTCCTACATTTCTTTGTATATATCTTTCAAAATCTTGAGCCATATTTCTCCTATAATCCTACTGCCATTTTAATTGCAAATGCTTCTGTTGCACCAGTTGAAGGGGTTGATAATATTATTTTTGTACCATTATATGTTAGTACATCACCATTAGATGCACTTGATTGTAAGCCAGGAATTCTTAAACTATCTACCTGATTATCTCCAAGAGTAATTTCATTATTTATTGAAGCTGAAGAGGGTTCTGCATTATAACCAAGACATATATTATTATTACCACCGTTTGCAGTAGATCCTGCGGTTCTTCCAACAAATGTGTTTCTATCTCCTGATGTTATAATAAGACCAGCGTCTTGACCTATAGCAACGGTATTACTAACAGCTGCAGCAGCTTTTAAAGCACTTCCCCCCACTGCTGTATTAGTATTTCCAGAAGTTATACCTGCACCAGCTGATTCTCCAATAAAAGTGTTATCACTACCATCTTGTATAGCTGTACCTGCATCATGACCAATACAAGTATTGTCTTGACCAGTTGTAACGCTATTAAATGCATTATTCCCCATTGCAACATTATTAGTTCCTGTTGGATAATTACCATCAAGTTTTATAGTTCCTGAAGATACATCAAGGTTAGCGCCTACAGTTAAATCTGCAGGTAAAGTTACATCGTTATTTGCATCTTCAACAACTGCTTTTGAAGCAGGTAATGTACAAAATACATCTTTAGAACCACTTGTAAAATTAACTGCTGCATCACTATTTGATGATGATATAATTGTGTCTCTTGATAAAGTATCTGGAGAAGCATCTGTGACAGTTCCTAGACCAACTTCAAATTCACCTGTGCCTGTATTTACAATTGCATAGTAAGTTGTATTACTATTACCAATACCTGCAACAAATCCTTCAAAATCTTGTACCGCTCCAGCAAGGTTTAAAGTACCTGTACCAGTAGTTGCACTAGTTTCTTTTACTCTATCATTAACAACAAGAGCCATTTACTTTCCTTATGTTAATCTTAATATTGCAGCTGAAGTTGTAAATGCAGGGAACTGAATTGTAAATGTTCCTGCAGTTGCAGTTTTATCTCCACCAAAATCCAAGACACAAACAGCATCAGTAGTGTTTGAACCACCATCAGTTGTTGTATTATAAATTAAAGCTCCTCTAGCTGTTAATGTTACTCCTGTAAAAGATAGATCAGCAAAGTCAGTAATTGCTACTGAGGATGAAACTTTAACACCTTGGTTAACAAGTGCTTTGCCACCTGCAGTATATCCAGATGATGATACTTCATTACCAGTTGTATAATTTTCTGTTGATTTACCTAAAGTTGCAGATGATGTATACATTGCTAATTTATATGTATCAGAGGATGTATCAAAATCGTGTTTACCCTGTAATAATTCTTTTTTGAAAGAATTACAAATTGCGTTAGTTGTTATTGCCATAATAGTTCTCCTTTAATTTTTTATGGTGATGGTGAAGGCACTTTAACTCTAGGCACCCCATCATCGTATTCTGCTCGTCTTCTTCTCCCCATTTGTTGGAGAGCAAAATTCTGTACTCCTTCATTATACTTGCTTTTATATAGATTGTACATATCCATCGGTCCTTTTAAAAAACCATAAGCTTCTGTTAAAACACCATCTAAAAGCATACCTTGTTGGTATTCTGATAAATAAGTTGTGTTAGTCGAGGTAAAACTTGGAGGAGTAATAATATAATTTAACTGTACAGCATAAGCTTGGTCTGGCGTAGGTGCAACTACAATTGATGTTTCGTCCCAATTTGCATAATATTTAGGTAACCCTGTAGCACCGGTTCCATTAAATTCTGTAATAAAACTAGTATCTCTTTTTTCCATAAAACTTCTTGTTCCTGTTTGGTCAGTTGTACTGAACACTTGAAGAGATCTAATAACTAAAAAATCTGCAGGAGTAACTAAATATCTTTTATTTGAAGTAAATGATGATGTTGCGTATTTTCTTGTGTCATCATAATCAACTTTACCAGCTATATCTAATTCTACATTTCTAATAAATTGTCCGATAATAATATCAGTTAAAACATTACTATCTACTTCAGTAAAGTTTCTTACTTGTGTTAAAAAATCTGAATAAGTTATTGCCATTATGTAATACTCACTGTTACAGTTCCTGTTGTGATAACTAATTTTCTTCTTCTATTTTGTAAAGAAGGATCAGCTGGTTTCATTGTGCTAATTACAACACCTGCACTTGTTAAAACATTTGCAGGTTGGGCTGTAATAAAAGCAAAATTACCAGGTAAAGTTAAATTAGCTACACCAACCATAGTTCCTCCAGAATTGGCTTTAGTTGTATCATTACTAGCAACTGTTTGTGGTTGTTGAAATCTTTGTGATCTAGTGTTTTGTAAAGCTATTGCATCAGAGGTTGCGTGTCTACGTCTAATTTGAGGATGTTTGGGTTCAAACTCAGAATAATGAACTAAAGAACCATTCCACTCTTTTACCATTTCTTGATAAGGAAAAGCCATTCCTGACCTGTCTGATATCGCTTGTGATCTTTTACCTGTTGCCCATTTTGCCATTGTTAAATTCCATTATAATAAAATGATTGAGGAGTAATATAAGTTGAAGCTCTTTGTCCATCTTCATCTAAGGCTCTTTTTAATTGATCCTCGTAAATTAATTTATTTTGTTGAACTAATTGTGGTGCGTTTTTCATGGCCAAGTAATAAGCAAGTCCTGCTACCATACATGGTAAAAATCTAAATACTACGTCCGCATCATTAGTATAAGAACCCGCGTCTTCAATTCTTTTTATTACATAATATTTTAAAACTGTGTATGTGTTTAAATTTGGTGCCTGATATAAATATATTTTGGGAGTGTCTTGTCTATCAACATAATACTGTGATGGTTGACCTACAGATAATTTATTAGGAAGAGCAGAATAAGCAGATCTATCTATTTTTGTTAAAGCAACATCTTGTGTGTTAGCTGTGTTTGCTCCAGCTGCAGTTGAAGATACAAAAGCTTCTAGTACATCACTTACACCTGCACTTACACTATATTCTGCTTGTCCAGAAACTAAAGTGTTTTCATGTAAAGCAACTTTCCAAAGATGAATACCTCTATTTGCCCATTCTGCAAATAATAAATTAAGACTAGTTCTTGCAGATCTTAAACTATGACCACTTGTTGTAGCCATACCACATCTTTCGTAAGCCTCTTGTATGATTTCTTCTATAGATAAATCAAATGTCGTAGTCCCTGAAGTTGCCATTAATATCCTTTTTACGGTTGTACAATTTCTTGGATTGTATCACTTTTTGACTAAACTTTGAAGACCTTAGGTTTTTTGCTATTAAGTTTCTTTTTAACTTGTAATTTTTTCTTTTTTTCACCTCTAGCACCTCTTAACTTACCATCTATTTGTGCAGATATTTGTCCTCGTCCTATTGTCATTAAACTAAATCCTTAGCCTTTCCTATTATTGGTTTATACTTTGTTTTACCCTCTGATTTGTACGCATGCAAGAACTGTTTTCTTGGTTGGTCAGGTGTGTAGCTACAATGAATCCATCCGCTGTTAGGTTCACCCGGAGTGTAGAATTCTAAAATCAGCTGGTCATACGGAAGGTTCTTATGAATCCAATCAGCTAATTCAGCATTGTCAGTTCCTATACATTCAAAATCTGCGGCCTCAGCTTTTGCATGTTGTGAATTTATCGAGCTACCTATTTTTAGGCACAGCTGCTCGCTACGAAATCCTGATGTTACTTTTACTCTACCGAAGTGATCACGTACCGGTTGCAGTATATTTTCACATAATGCTTTTAATTTTTCTATCTGACCAGAATTAGGATTATTATTTATATCTAACCTAATTGCTGTATCTGATTTAATTAATTCTTGTAAACTAAAATTACGTGTTAATTCCATTACTACTCCAATATTAATTTTTTAATTGATTTTGATCCATCGATGTTCGACTCGAGCTCGGCCATTGACTTGATGCACTGGTACTGAATATTATTATTTTTATTTGTTCTCATTGCGACTCGCTTTCCCTTAAGGCAATCAGACATAGACTCTTGGATTCTGTGTTCCTTAATCTCTCCGTTAACAATCATAAGTAAAGCTATAATCAACTCCATTAATGACCTCC